CAGCACCTGCCGCCCCCGGCGGCCGGGTTCAATCCGCTTCCGGTGAGGGTCGCCAAGCCCGCCAAGCCCCGCACGCTCTCACCGGGCGCGGTCGCGCTGTGCCCGGCCGAAGCGGTCGCGCAGGCGGCCCGGATCGCAGGGTGGGCTGTCACTGACGAAGACGTGCTGGACCTGTACGCGCGGTGCGCGGACGGACCGTCAGCCGGATTCACCATCGCGGCGGCGCTGATGAGCGGCAGCAAGTCCGGCCTCGGTCACGGGTTCCCACGGCCCGTCTTCGCCGAGCTGGATGTGCGGGAAATCGGGGTCGGCGCAGTCGACCTGGCGGCAGTAGATGGCGTGCTGGCCCGGCCAGTCGCCGATGGTCTTGAGCGGGAGTCCGAGCAGGGTGCCCATGCGCTGATCCTAGGCGTGGATCTTCCCGGCCCGCACGCGGTCACCGTCGCCCCTGACGGCTGCTGGGTGTCCTGGGGGCAGCACTACGACCCGGCCGAGTCCTTTCCTGACGCGGTGATCGAAGAGGCGTGGCTGGTCCGGTGGTCGCGATGAGCGTGCAAGAGGTCGCGTACTGCTCTCGTGAGGATGCCCAGCAGTCCATTGACTTCACTGACGGCATCACGACCTCGGTACAGCAGAAGACGGACCGGGCCATCGTGAGTGCGGCACGGGACATCGAAGGTCACCTGCACCGGCTGTTCTACCCCTACGACGCGACGAAGTTCTGGGACTACCCGAACTCGCAGTACGCCTACCCGTGGCGGCTGTGGCTGGACGAGCATGACCTGCTGTGCCTGACCGCGTTCTCCAGCGGCGGCACGAGCATCCCGCTCGGAAACGTGTTCCTGCGCCCGGCGAACGTCAAGCCCGGTTACCCCTACCGGTGGATCGAGCTGGACCGCAGCAGCGGCAGCACCTTCGGCGGGGGCTCCACTCCGCAGAACGCCACCTCGGCAACAGGAACCTGGGGGTTCACCGCCGACGCCAACCCGGCCGGACAGCTCGCGGCAGCGGTCACCGGCACCAGCCAGGCGACGATCACCGTGTCGGATGCCTCGTCGGTCGGCGTCGGGGACCTGCTGATCATCGGCTACGGCCGGGGCGCGGTCCCGGATCCTTCGGACACCCTCGGCCACGCCAGCAGCATCGCCCCGTTCACCGGGGAGCGAGTCCTCGTGTCTGACCGGACGGCGGTCGCGACCGGGCTCACCCAGCAGGGCGGCGGGTGCACCACGCAGAGCAGCGAAGACAACGTGCTGACCTGGACCGGCACGGGGACCATCAACCAGGGCGAGGTCCTGCTGCTCGACCAGGAGCAGATGCTCGTTCTCGGCGCCAGCAACTCGGCCGCGAGCGTGCAGCGGTCGTGGAACGGCACCCAGCTCCAGGTTCACTCCGCCGCTGTGATCGAGGCGTACCGGTCGCTGAGCGTGCTTCGCGGTTTCTGCGGCACCACTCCGGCCACGTGGCCGAACGCCACGGCGGTGTACAAGCACCGGGTGCCGGCCATCATCCGGGACCTGAACATCGCCGAGGCAGCGAACCGGATCCTCCAGGAAACCAGCGGCTACGCCCGGACCGTCGGCGCGGCCGAAGCAGCCGTTCCCGCTCCTGGCGCTGCTCTCGCGGACCTGTGGGACGAGGCCAGGACCACTTACGGCCGCAAGGTCCGATCGAGGGTGATCTAGATGACCTTCGACCAGGCAGCCGTCACGGCGCTTTACGTCGCCGCGGTGGACAAGGCGCGGAAGCTTTCCGTGTTCGCGAGGGTCCTGGACAGCGAGCCGAAATCCACGCCGGGAACCGGCCTGTCCGTCGCGTTCGCGGGCCTGGAAATCCAGCCCGTCCGGTCATCAGGGCTCGCGGCCACCAGCATCTCCGTTGTGCTGACCGCCCGGATCTACATGGGCCGCGACCACAAGCCCGAGAAAGACATCGACCCGGCCGTCCTGGCGGCCGCGTGCGCCCTGATCGCCGCCTACTCCGATGACTTCACCGCAGGAGGGACGGTCCGGGAGATCGACCTGCTCGGCCAGTACGGCACCCCGCTGGGCTGCCGGATCGGCTACCTGGAGCAGGAAGGCAAGCCGCTGCGGGTCGGGGAGCTGACCATCCCGTTCATCGTCAACGACGCCTTCACCCAGGAGGGGAGCTAGATGGCCCGCTACAAGATCCAGCTCGCCGACTCGATCCTCGCCGCCGGGCAGGCGAACCCGGAGATGCGGCTGGTGTTCCCCGAAGGCTGCGCCCTCGGCGAGTGCGCGGGACCAGGCATCGCGGGAACGCACTGGTACTTCTTCGACGACCCGGACGCGCCAGGTGACCTGGACGGCCGCGAGGTTGACCTGGCCCTGGCCCGCGTGGACGGCAAGCCGGTGATCACGAGCCGTCGCGCCATCGCCGTGCACGCCGCCCCGGGTGAAGAGGACGAGGTGTTCCCGTGCTGCGGCCTGCCGCCGTACGAGCTGCCGCGCGGCGACTCGCTCAGCCCAGACCCCGAACTCGTGACCTGCGCGGGGGCGGCATGACGGAAGCCAAGGTCGAGATCAGCCTTGACTCCGCGGGACGCGGCAAGGTCGTCATCGACGGCAGCGAAGTGCAGGACTCAGTATCGGGCCTGCACCTCCGCGCCGACCACCGGGGACTTCCCCGGCTGGTCCTGGACCTGGTGCCCGGCGCTACCTCGGTCAGCGCGGACAGGTCGACCGTCGTCATCGGCAGCACGACCCGGGAACTCCTGACCGCGCTCGGCTGGATCCCGCCGGGGGGCGGTGCCTGATGGGCGTTCTCCGCGTGGAAGCCAACCCTGACGTGGTCGGGCCGATCGCCGACGGCGCGGCGAGAGCCGCCGTCGAGGCGTGGGCCGATGACGTGGCCCAGGAAGGCGGCCAGTTCGCGTACGAAGAGCTGAGCGGCTTCGTGATGAACAAGACCGGCCGGTCACATGGCGGGTTCCGGTCCGAGCTCCGGCTGAACGTCAACGGCCCCATCGCCCGCATCCCGGGCCCGATGGTCACGGGCGTCACCTGGTCGCCGTGGCTTGAAGGCACCAGCCAGCGCAATTCCTCGACCGGCTTCAAGGGCTACCACCTGTTCAGGAAGACCCGCCGGGAGCTTGACGGCAAGATCACCGAGATCGGCGAGCAGGTTCTTGCCCGCTACCTGCCCCAGATGGGCGGCGGGTGACCTATGGCCAAGCAAGGCGGACTGGGAGCCGCATTCTGGTTCGGCGGCAACGACCTGTCCGGCGACATCAACAGCCTCGGCAAGATCGCCTGCCCCATCGGCCAGCTCGATGTCACCGACATCACCCAGATGGCCCATTCGCGGCTATTCGGCCTGCGTGACGGCGCAATCGACTTCGTTTCCTACTTCGACCCAGTGAAGGCGCACCCGGTCCTGTCGGCACTGCCGACCGCAGACGTGATCGGCACGTTCGTGCCCCCCTCGGTCGCACTGGGCGGCCCTGCCGCGTGCCTGACCTCGAAGCAGATCAACTACGACGGCACCCGCGCCAATGACGGCGGCTACACGTTCGCCTGCTCGGCGATCGCGAACGGCTTCGGCCTGGAATGGGGGAACCTGCTCACAGCCGGGTTCCGCACCGACACCGCCGCAACCAACGGCACGGGCTACGACACCGGAGGCTCGCTGTCCTTCGGCGGCCAGGCTTACTTGCAGTGCTCGGCGTTCACCGGCACCGACGTGACCGTGACCATCCAGGACTCGGCGGACAACTCGTCGTTCAGCAACGTCTCGGGCTTGTCATTCACGCAGATCACCGGCAGCACTCCGCTGGCGCAGCGGATCTCCGTCGCCAACACCGCGACGATCCGCCGCTACGTCCGGGCGGTCACCACCACCAGCGGCGGCGTCACCTCCGTGACCTTCGCCGTGATCCTCAACAAGAACCCGATCGCCGGAGTTGTCTTCTAATGGGCGCCATTCTCATCGGCCGCCCGGAACCGCCGATGCCGCCGGGCGCGTACCGGACCTTCGGCGTGGCCGCGCCGCTGTCAACGCACTTCGTGAAAGCCACCTGCGCCGAAGTGAGCTGCCCGGACTACCAGCAGGGCTGGCGCGTCCACATCGAGGCGATCGGCCCCCAGTTCGAGCACGCCGCCCGCACCAGCGGCCGGAAGTTCACCGAGGTCAGCTACGGCGACGGCCAGACCTGGCTGCTGTTCGAGGCGGGCCAGCCGTGCTTCCGCGCCAGCGAGCACACCCGGCGCCTCGAACGCGAGGAACGGTTCTACGTCCGCAGCGGCGACTGGCGCGGCGATCCCAGCCGAACGGGCCCGCGCGAGATTTCAGGAACGGCCTGGCTGGACGAATTCGGCGAGCACCAGGACCGGCTCGCCACGACATTTGAGAGGGGCTGAGTCCGACGGCAAAGACCAGCGGCCTCGGGTGGACGACGCTGTCTGTAGACGACGCGTCCAGCGCCCAGCAGGCCATCAAGAACGACTTCACGAACCTGCAGTTCGCGACCCCGCGTGCAGTGCAGGACATCACCGGCATCGACAAGTCAGCGAAGGAAACCCTGCTGCTGCTGGCCGATCTCACCTTCACCGGCAACGGCGTCTTCAACCCGGCAACGAACATGTCCCACGACGTGTTCAAGACCATTCCGTCGACCACTGTCCCGCGCCTGGTGACCATGGTTCAGAACGGCAAGACGTTGAGTCCGACACTGAACCTCACGGACTACTCGCTGACCCGCGCAGCCGCCGGCGAGCTCACGTGGAGCGTCCCCGGAGTGCTTCAAAACGGCGTTGTTCCGACGTGGAGCTAAGTCCCGTGCCGGTGAGCGACAAGCCGCGCAAGCGGTACAAGCCCAGGCTGTACGACATCACCTTCCCTGAAGGGCACGAATGGGAAGACGTGGAAGCCAAGGTCAAGGGCGCCTCGGTGGACACGCTGGTGAACCTGATGGCGGTCGCGGACCTCGCCGCCGAGGTCGCCGACGCTGCAGCGACGACGATCACGCCGGGCCACCGCGAAGCGGTCGCGACGATGATCCGCGAGTTCTCGCAGCTCATCACCTGGTGGAACGTCGACGACGAAGAAGGCAACCCGGTCGAGCCGGATGAGGCCGGGGTCCGGTCGCAGGACTTCTCCATGGTCATGGCCCTGTTCGGCACGTGGATGTCCCGGTACCAGGTGACGCCCCCTTTGCCCGAAGGCTCCGGCGATGGCAGGAGTCCGGCGGAACTGGGGTCCATCCCGACGGAGACATTGCCCGCAAGCCAAGGGAGCTAGCAGAAGCGGAGCTGCTGCTGGGCCTGATGCGCGGGTTCAGCTACCCGTCGCTGGCAGCGGCGAGGAAGGAGTCGGCGGAGATCCTGCGGCTCCTGGAGATCGAGTACCTGGGCACGCCGCGCGAGACAGGGGAAGGAGGCGGGGACCTTGGCCAGTAACTACGTCGAAATCGCCCTCAAGGCACGCGACGACGCCAAGCCCCCGCTGGACGAGCTCAAGGCCGCCCTGGACGAGCTGTCCCACAAGGTCGCTCAGGCAATGGTCGAGGTCGAGGACGACGACGCCCGGGCCAAGCTCCTGGACATGCAGGCCCGGCTCGACAAGATCGGCGAGCGGGTCGCGAACCCGAAGCTGAGGCTGTCCGGAGCCGACCGGGCCCTCGCCGACATGGCGACGGTGAACGTGGCGTTCGACAAGCTCAGCGCAAAGGTCGCGACACCGAGGATCGACCCGCAGGGCACCGGCAAGGCCATCGCCGACGCAGAGGAGGTCAGCGTCGCATACGACCGGCTGGGCCGGAAGGTCGCCCGGCCCAGGATCGACGGAGCCGGCGCCGGGGCCGCTGCCGGAGCGCAGGCAGGCGGGTCGTTCGCGTCGTCGTTCGGGTCATTCGTGGCCGGCAAGGCCAACCTCATCATCACCGCAGTGTCAGTGGCGCTGGCCGCCC